TTCTGCGCAAATCGATCCCCCGCCCATCTCCCACTGATCTCCCGCCTCATCCCCTGACGATCCCCCGACGATCACGACTACAGGCCGTCGGGTCGCAGTTCATCCTCTCCCCAGGTTTCGCTGACACCCTGAGGAGAGCGACATGCCGGTTCGGCATCTCACGCAACGCGAATTGGCCCAACGCTGGCGCATCAGCCCGCGGACGCTCGAGCGTTGGCGCTGGCTTCAGGAAGGCCCGCAGTTCCTGAAGATCGGCGGCCGCGTCGTTTACCGTCTCGAAGACATCGAGGCGTACGAGGCGAAGAAGACGCAGGAGATACCCCGGTGAGCGCGCCAGCACAGGGCCGCGTTTTCGCTGCACCACGCACAAATGATTTTGTTTTCTCTCTAGTGCGCGAGCGAAGCCGAGCGAAAACATTCGAATTGGTGCCCGTCGCCACTGCCAGTATTTCAATGGGAATGAAGATCACCGATTCCGCCCGCACTGTCATTGCCGACGAGGCCACGCTGCTCGCGTGGGTCGAGAAGGCCCTGCCGGGCGCACGCTCCATCTACCATGTCGGGCACCTCGCATCGGATCGCTCCCAGGACACCTCGCGTCTGGCAGCCCCGGAGCGCGCGGCACTCAACAGGATCGCCCACCGCGTCATGAGCCTCGTCGAGCAGGGCGTGGTGATCGCCGTGCAGCAGCGCCTCGACGACGGGCAGATCGCCTATCTCGCGATCATGGCGCGCCCGCGCGCGGTGAGATCACGGGCGCTGCGGGGCCATGTCCCTCCGGAGCGGCAGCGTCATTTCTCCCACGGCACCAATCGCACCGAGGTCTACGAGGCAGTGCAGGCCCGCAACTCATCCGCCGACCTGCCGTCGCTTGCCTCCATCTCAGCCGCCACCCGGTCGGTAGCGCAATGAACGCCCTGGTCCGCTACGAACAGGCCCGCACCGCGCTGGCAGAATGTGCCCGCATCGATGAGGCATCGGAGATCCGCGACAAGGCCGCGGCGCTCGCCGCCTATGCCCGCCAGCGCGACGACCGCGACCTCGAGGTTTGGGTGCGGGAGATCCACCTCCGCGCCTGCGTGCGCATTGGGGTGCTGAGCCGCGATCTCGATCAGGCTCAGACGTTTCGTCAAGTCGACGGTGCCCGCGTTCGACTTCCCACCGGTGGGAAGTCGAAGGCCGATGCCCTGGCAGATGCCGGCATCTCCACCAGTACTGCACAGCGCTACGAGGAACTCGCCGGCGGCCGCGAGGGGCAGGCTCAGGCCGCAGGCCATGCCGCCATGGAAGCCTACTTCGCGCAATCCCGCGCCGAAGGCGCGCCGCCCACCATGGCGGGGCTGCGCGGCGCGGTGCGCGGCGCACTCCAGGCCACGCTCGGCCCGCTGCCGAGCCGCCCCAAGCGTCCGTCACCTCCTTCCGACCAGCCGAAGGTCGCGCCCATCGGTGCCGATTGGGCTGACTGGACGGCCGCCGTCCTCACCGTAGCGACCCTGCCTACCGACTTCGCCTCGCTCGCGCGCCGTAGCCCACGTGCCCTGCTCGCGGATCTTCGCAGCGAGGCCCGCGAGGCGCTGCAGCGGCTGCCTCTCTGGATCAACGCCCTGGAGAATGAACATGACCACAGCGCATGACCGCATGCGTACGCTCATCCGCGAAGCCCGCATCAGCGTTCATCACCGGGGAAACGTCCCGGCCATCGTCAGCGAGATCGTGCGCGGCGCCGCCGAGACGATCCGCCAGGATGATCAGCTGTTCGGCGTCGTGCTGTCGACCGCGCTGAACAAGCTGATCCGCGATGATCTCAAGCGCAGCGCTGAAAGCGTCGACCACGCCGAGGGCCTGCGCGCCGAACAAATGGAGATGTTCCCGCAAGATGCGCGGGCGACGGTCGAGCAGATCGGCCGCGGCGAGGTGTTCGTGCCGAGCCGCAATGCCTTCGTCCCGCTGTTGCCGAACCACCTGCAGCCACAGGAGATCGACGAGGCCGGCCAATACCTGATCGACCACGGCGGCGACTGCATCCGCCGTGGCGGCCTGCTGCGCCGTCTCGGTCGGATCATGCAGACCCATCGCCAGGCGGCGTGAGGACACGCCAATGGGAAAAGCATCGCGCGACAAGGGCCTGCGGCGCGAGCGGGCCATCGTCGAGGTTCATACCAAGTGCGGCATCCGGGCCGAGCGCGTGCCGCTGTCCGGCGCCACCCACTACCGCGGCAACGGTGCCGACGTCGATCTCTACGTCCGCGGCGTTGCGCCACTGAAGGCCGAGGTCAAGGCCCGCGGCGAGGGCAATGGCTTCCGCACCCTGGAACGCTGGCTCGGCGCCAACGACGCGCTGTTCCTGTGGCGTGATCGTGCCGCGCCCTTCGTGGTGCTGCCCCTACACGTCTGGCTGGAAATCGTTCGCCGCAGCGCGCGCGTCGATGCCGACGCGGACGCCGACCGGGTGGAGCGCCGCCGCGGCGTGGAACTGGGCCCCGTCCCATCCAACGACGCGGTCGCCCGCCAAGTCGCCTGAACTTTTCCCCTCCCCCACACCCCATGGAGATCTCACGTTGAGCAATCGAACAACCCTCGCGCAGATGCGTGAGATGGACACTGGGCAGATCGCCCAGTTGCCCGTCGACCATCTGGTTCTGCTGGCCGACGATATCGCCGACCTCAAGGCCGACACCAAGCGGGTCGGCGACAAGTTTGCCGCCGCCCTCCACGCCCGGTTCGGCGACCAGGCAGCGGTCGCCCGGCGCATGGAGGGCAAGGACACCGGCCGGGTCCGCTTGGTCATGGACGGCGTCGAGATCGTCGCCGACCTGCCTAAGCGCACCGAGTGGCAGCAGGCCAAGCTGGCCGAAGCCGTCGCGGCGCTGCGGGGGTGGGGCGAGGACCCGGCCGACTACGTCACCATCGAGATGAGCGTGCCGGAGAGCCGCTACGGCGCCTGGCCGCCGCGCATCCGCGCCCTGTTCGAGCCGGCGCGCACCGCCAGTGCCGGCCGTCCCTCCTACACCCTCAGCCGAAAGGATGCCGCGTGATGGCCCACGAACTGCGCATCCAGGTCGCCATTCCGCTCGCCGGTGACGCCATGGCCCGCGCCAAGGACGTCGCGGCTTTCGAGCCGACGCTCGACAGTTTCACTGAGGCCGTCGCCCGGGCCGGCGGACAGATCCAGGTCGACGTCGTCAAGGCCAAGCCCCGCCCCAACAAGGAACCCAATTGATGGCCATCTCGCTCGCATCCCTGCGCCGCGGCGGTGAGGCTCGCCCCCCCCGGCTGCTGGTCTACGGCGTCGCCGGTGTCGGAAAGACCAAGCTGGCCGCCGACGCGCCGAACCCGGTGTTCCTGCAGACGGAGGACGGGCTCGGCGGCATCGACGTCGCGACCTTCGGCCTGCTGCGCAGCTTCGACGAGGTGATGGCGGCGATCGCCAGCCTCTACACCGATGCGCACGACTTCCAGACCGTGGTGCTGGACAGCCTCGACTGGCTGGAACCGCTGGTCTGGCGGCACACCTGCGCGCTCCAGCCCACCCCCTGGGCCAACATCGAGCAGCCGGGCTTCGGCAAGGGGTATGGCGCCGCCGTCGATGTGTGGCGCGACTTCCTGGAGGGCATCAACAGCCTCCGCGACGAGCGCGGCATGGCGGTGGTGCTGATCGCGCACGCGGACATCAAGCGCTTCGACAGCCCGGAGACCGAACCCTACGACCGCTACCAGCCCAAGCTGCATGCGCGGGCCTCGGCGCTGATCCAGGAGCACGTCGATGCCGTGCTGTTCGCCAACTACCGGATCAGCACGCTGAAGTCCGACGCCGGCTTCGGCAAGAAGGTCACCCGCGGCGTGAGCGGTGGCGACCGCCTGCTGCACACCACCGAGCGCCCGGCTTACCTGGCGAAGAACCGCTTCGGCCTGTCCGACACGCTGGAGCTCGCCTGGCCGACGCTGGCCGCCGGCATCCCATTCTACGCCGGTGCCGCGGCCGATGCCGACACCTCCCCCACCACCATTGCCATCACCCAGGGAGCCTGACATGGCCCAGATCACCTTCGATGCCAGCAGCGTCGCGCCCGAAGCCCCGCGCGAACTGCTGCCGCCCGATCGCTATCCCGTGCAGATCGTGCAGAGCGAGATGCGCGCCACCAAGGCTGGCGACGGCCAGATGCTGTGGATCGAGATGGACATCATCGACGGTCCCTTTCGCGGCCGGAAGATCTGGGACCAGCTCAACCTGGTGAACCGCAGCGAGATCGCGCAGGAGATCGCCCAGCGCCGGCTCTCCGCCATCTGTCATGCCGTGGGCCAGGTGCAGGTGACCGACAGCCAGCAGCTGCACTTCAAGCCGATGCTCTGCACCTTGAAGGTCGAGCCGGCCGGCATCGACCGGCGCACCGGCCAGCATAAGGACACCCACAACAAGATCACCGGCTACCAGCCCATGTCGGGGACAACCGTCACGGCCCGGCCCGCGGCTCCGGTGGCCCCGGCGCGGCCCACGGCACCGTCCCCTGCGCCGGCACAGCCGCCCCGTCCTGCCGCCGCCGCGCCTGCCACCCCGCCCTGGCGGCGTCAGGGTTGAGGGCGCACGCCATGGCGCTCCTGCCTCCTCCCCCCGAACCGACCGTGGCGGCGATCTATGCCGCGTACGAAGCCGACAGCGCCGATGGGTATCGCGCCCATCTCGGCGCCTCGGTGATCGGGGGCACGTGTGACCGGGCCATCTGGTATGGCTTCCGGTGGGCGAGCCGGGTGCGCCACACCGGCCGGCTGCTGCGGCTGTTCGAGACCGGCAACCTGGCCGAGGCGCGTTTCGTGGCCAACCTGCGCCGCATTGGCGTCACCGTGCTCGACCTCGACCCGAACACCGGCCGGCAATGGACGCTGCGCGACGCCACCGGCCACTTCGGTGGCAGCATGGACGCGGTGGCAATCGGCCTGCCGGAGGCGCCGAAGACCTGGCACGTCTGCGAGTTCAAGACGCACAGCGAGAAGTCCTTCCTCGCCCTGCAGAAGGATGGCGTCGCCGCATCCAAGCCGGCGCACTGGGCGCAGATGCAGGTCTACATGCACCTCGCTGGGCTCGATCGCGCATTCTACCTGGCGGTGAACAAGAACACCGACGAACTCTACCAGGAACGCATCCATGCCGATGCCGAGGCCGGGTTGCGCCTGCTCGCCAAGGCCGAGCGCATCATCCAGGCATCGCGACCACCGGCCCGCATCAGCGACGACCCGGCCTGGTGGCAGTGCCGTTTCTGCGACCATCACGCGGCGTGCCATGGCGACGCCGTGCCCGAGCGACATTGCCGTTCCTGCCTGCACAGCACGGCCACTGCCAATGGCCAATGGCACTGTGCCCGGCACGCATGCCTGTTGTCGTCCGACGACCAGCGCAGCGGCTGCGCGGCCCACCTGCTGATCCCCGACCTGGTCCCCGGCACGCAGATCGATGCTGGCGAGGACTGGGTCAGCTACCGCACGCCGGACGGCACAGAATGGCGCGACGGCATTCCCCCATCCCCGCTCCAATCGCAGGAGACTACCCATGCCGCTTGATGGCAGCAGCAGCGTCGAGCTGAAGCCACTGACCTTCGTCAGTGCCTTCCATGAGGTGCGGCCCCTGAGCCCCGCCTATGTCGAGCGGCTGCGCCAGAAGGTCCGTGCCATCGGCGTGAAGCCCTACCCGCTGTCGGTCACCCCTGCCGGCGTGCTGTTCGATGGCCGCCACCGCTTCGAGGCGTTCCGGGCCGAGGGCACCCTCGATGACGTGAAGTTCCTGTTGGAAGGTTTCTCCCAATGGGCAAATAGTCGGGAGATCGCAGCATGACACAAGACCTGTTGCTGATCGTCACGATCAAGAACAACGCGATGCTGGTCGCCATGAATGCCGCGGGCTACGACAGCGCAGCGGCGCTCGCGCGAGACAGCAAGGTCTCGTCTCGCCTGGTTTACGAATACCTGAACCTCAAGTTGGCGCCGGTGCGCCAGGATGGCGAGTGGCGCAGCTGCATCCTGGCGATCTCCCGGACGCTGCGGCGGCTGCCGGAAGACCTGTTTCCGCCACCGTTCCTGCGGCGCGCGCTGACCACCAATCGCGTGACGCGGGAGATTGACGCCGAGCAGCTGCCCGCGCTGATGGGAGGCACGCCCTCCATCGCTTACGACCCCGAACGGGCCGTCGCGATAGGTGATGCGCTCGGCGCGCTGAACACGGCGTTGGCACGGCTTCGCCCGCGCGAGCAGCACGTACTCAAGTTGTATTACGGCCTCGATGGCGAGGAGACGCGCACGCTCGACGAAATTGGGGGCACCCTCGGCGTCAGTCGGGAGCGTGTGCGCCAGATCCTGGCGCGCGCGCAGCGCATTCTGTCGGCGTCCCGACACCAGTTGCGAGACCAGTGCGCGGCGCTGCTCGAAGACGCAACGGGCGAGGTGGTGTGATGAGCATCACCCTTCGTCCGTATCAGCGCGCGGCGATCGACGCGCTCTATGGCTACTTCGCCGAACAGGCCGGCAATCCGCTGATCGTGCTCCCAACAGGCACGGGTAAGAGCCTGTGCATCGCCGGCTTCATCCGTGAGGCGATCGAAAGCTACCACGACACCCGCGTCCTGGTACTGACCCACGTCCGGGAACTGATCTCCCAGAACTTCCTGGCGCTGCTGCGCGCCTGGCCCGAGGCGCCGGCCGGCATCTACTCGGCCGGCCTGTCCCGCCGCGACATCCGCGCGCAGATCCTGTTCGCCGGCATTCAGTCGATCCATCGCCACGCCAGCCGGGTGCAGCGCTGCGACCTGGTGCTGATCGATGAGGCGCACCTGCTCGGCCGCAACGACAGCGGCATGTACCGCTCCTTCCTGGCCCAGTTGAACGAGGTCAACGCCGGCCTGCTGAAGGTGGTGGGCTTCACTGCCACCCCCTACCGCCTCGACAGCGGGATGCTCCACGAGGGCCGCGACCGGCTCTTCACCGACATCGCCTACGAGGTGCCGGTGCTGGACATGATCCAGCAGGGCTACCTCTCGTCGGTCATCCCCAAGCAAACCGACACCCAACTCGATGTCGCCAACGTGGGCAGCCGCGGCGGCGAGTTCATCGCCAAGGACCTCGAGGCCGCCGTCGATCGCGACGAGGTGACGCGTGCCGCCGTTGAGGAGATCGTCCGTCACGGCGACGGCCGCGGCTCCTGGCTGGTGTTCTGCGCTGGCGTCGCCCATGCCCGTCATGTCGGCGATGCCATCCGCGAGCATGGCGTCTCCTGCGAGACGGTGACCGGCGACACCCCGGCGCCCGAGCGCGACCGCATCCTCGCGGCGTTCAAGGCCGGGCGACTGCGCTGCGTCACCAACGCCAATGTGCTGACCACCGGCTTCGACGCGCCCGGTGTGGACCTCATCGCCCTGCTGCGCCCCACCAAGAGCGTCGGTCTCTACGTCCAGATGGTCGGGCGCGGCACGCGGCTCGCCGAGGGCAAGGAGGACTGCCTGGTCCTCGACTTCGCAGGCAACACCGCGCGGCACGGGCCGATCGACACTGTCGATGGCCGCAAGAAGGAGAAGTCGGAGGAACCTGGGGAGGCGCCGATCAAGGTCTGTCCCGAATGCCAGGCGATCAACCATGCCAGCATCCGCCTCTGCACCGCCTGCGGCTTCGAGTTCCCGCCACCCGTCGTGAAGGTCGCCGCCCGCGCCGCCTCCGACGCGCTGCTGTCGACCCAGCAGAAGGCGGAATGGAGCGAGGTCACCGGCGTCACCTACGACCGCCACGAGAAGCCGGGCAAGCCGCCTTCGCTGCGCGTCACCTACCGCTGCGGGCTCGCCACGCACAGCGAATGGGTCTGCTTCGAGCACACCGGCTATCCCCGCGAGAAGGCCTGTGCCTGGTGGCAGCGCCGCGTCCAGGGTGTCCCGGCGCCCCGCACCGTCGATGACGCCTTGGGATACGTCACGGCGCTGCCGGCGCCAAGCGCGATCCAGCTTCGGCCGGTGGGCCAGTACACCGAGATCGTCGGCATGAGGTTCGGGTGAGATGCAGCACGTGCGATCGCCCCGCCCGCCATTGGGACTGGTTCCACCGCGAGCGTGCGCTGCGCGTGCACTGGACGGTGCCGACCTGCTCGCGGGTCTGCCTCGAGATCTGGAAGGAGCGACGGATGGTTGACCCCAACGAGCATGAGCTCGCCGCCATGCGTCGCGCCGGTGATGCCGCAGGCGAATTCATCGATGCGCTCGGCCGCACCGACATGGCCGCGTGGTCACCGGCGGAGTGGGTCAGTTTCGTGGAAACGCTCTGCGGCGCCTACGTCGATTCACTGATCGAGCAGCAGATCGCGATCAACGCCGCGGCGAACAAGGTGCAGGGCCTGCCAGGATGAGCGACAGCACCCAGTTCGAGGAACAACCCGGGAAGCACGAACCAGTCGGCGGTGGCGGGCTGGCGGATGCCGCCATCGCGCTGGGCGTGCCGGTGTTCCCCTGCGATGCCAACAAGCGGCCCCTGACGCGGCACGGCTTCAAGGACGCCACCGCCGACCCTGCCGTGATCCGTCGCCTGTTCGCCAACCCTGCCGCTGTCATGATCGGCATGCCGACCGGCGAAGTGACGGCGCTGGTGATCGTGGACGTCGACGTCAAGGAGGGGCGTCAGGGGCAAGCATGGCTTGATGCCAACAGCCAGCGGCTGCCACAGACCTGGACCGTGCGCACGGCCTCCGGCGGGCTGCACCTCTATTTCCGCTGGCCCGACCAGCCCATCCGCAACAGTGCCAGCAAGATCGCACCCGGCATCGACGTGCGCGGCGATGGTGGATACGTCATCGCGCCACCGTCGCCCGGCTATGAGGTGGTGAACGACGCCGAGGTGGCCGACGTTCCGGACTGGCTCCTGCCGTCCCTGCTACGCCAACCCGTGACGCCGTCCGCCCGCGTCGCGTCTCGCCCAACACTGGAGCACGAGGGCAGCGCCATCGGACGGGTAGCGCTGGACGAAAGATGCGAGCAGATCTGCAATGCACCGGATGGCAGCAAGCATCAGATGGTGAACGAAGCCGGCTTCGCCATCGGCGGCATGGTTGCCGCGGGGCACCTCGATGAACGCAGCGCGTGGAATGCGCTGGCAGATGCCCTATCCGTGCTGCTCCCACGATGTCAGGACCAGAGCGCCGCCGAGCGGACGCTGCAGCGCGCCTTCCGCGAGGGCATGGCACAGCCACAGCGTGTGCTGCCGCCTGAACCGGAGCCGGTCCATCCAGCCGCCCCGTTCCTGGCGAAGCTGCACGCCACCCGAGCGAAAGAGCAGGCCGAGCCGCTGCCCGTGCCGGCAGGCATCGCGCAGCCCGGCGGCGTATTGCAGATGCTGGTGGAGGAGTGCGTCAGAACCGCCCTTCGCCCACAGCCATTCCTGGCCCTCGGCGCCGCCATCTGCGCCATCGGGGTGCTGGCCGGGCGTAAATATCGCACCCGCACCGACCTGAGAACCAACATCTACATCGCCGCCGTGGCCGAGAGCGGTGGCGGAAAGGACCATGCACCAGAGGTGATCAGGCGTTGCTTCGATCTGGCGGAGCTGGATCGTTACCTGGGCGGCGAAAGCCTGGCCTCCGGCCGCGGCATGGTATCCGCCCTGGAGCAGCATCCCGCGCGGCTGTTCCAGATCGACGAGTTCGGGCTGTTCCTCAACACCGTCACCGGGGGCAAGGCGCCGGCGCACAAGGCCGAAATCTGGTCCGACCTGATGAAGCTCTACAGCCGGGCGAAAGGCGTCTACCGCGGCACCGAGTACGCCAACAAGAAAGACGCCCCTCGCGTCGACATCAACCAGCCCTGCGTCTGTTTCTACGGCACCACCACGCCCTCGACCTACTGGAAGGCGCTCGAAGGCGGTGCGCTGATGGACGGTTCGCTCGCACGCTTCCTGGTGTTCGTCACCGACAATGACCGGCCCGATCGAAACCGCGACGCCGAGATCATCAACCCGCCGACCGCACTGCTGGAAGCGCTGAAGACGATCATCCGCGGCCAGGGCAACCCGCTGCCGCCCGGCAACCTGCCGGAAGCGCATGTGGCGCCGATGACGGCCACCGAGGAGCCAGAGCCATACACCGTGCCCATGACGGCCGCGGCCGACGCCCTGCACGACCGCAAGCTGGCGGAGGAGGACGCCTGGGCAAAGCGGGTGGCCGGCACACCGAAGGCCTCCATCGTCAACCGGCTGGGCGAGAACGCCAGCAAGCTGGCCTTGATCTGCGCCATCAGCCGCAACCCGGAGCACCCACAGATAACCGAGGTTGAGTTGTCATGGGGCTGGGCGCTGGCAGAGCACTGCACCAGGACCGTGCTCCGCGACGCCGAGCGCTTCCTGGCCGATAGCGAGTTCGAGGCGCGACTGAACAAGGCCATCAACATCGTCGGCAAGCACGGCCCCTGCAGCCGGCGTGACATGTTCCACAAGGGTCTGAAACTTGCCGAGCGGGAGTTCAGGGACGTGATCAACGCACTGGTGACGCACGGGGTGTTCATCGAGATCCACCCGCCCCCCGCCAACGGCGCCGGGCGCCCTCCTGGCCCTCGCTACGTGCTGGCCCAGCCGCCCAGCGACCTGCCGGCCGAAGAGGACGCATGAGATGATTCACGCAATTCGGCGACCTCGACCTAAGCCGTTGAAACAAAGCCTTTGTGGATTTTGTGTTTTCGTGCGCGGGCACGAAGGGGAGACCTCCCCCATCCATGCACATGGGACCACGGGAGAACCCCTCATACAATATCACAATAATAACAATAATATATATATCAATGATGTAGAGGGGAGTTGTGTCGTGTTCCTGGGGATTGCGTGGATGGCGGTTCGCCGCCCTGCGTCTCTCGGCAATCTGATGGTGCCGGCATGACCCGTGCCAACACCGGCACAGTGCCTGGCGCACCCCGCTCGCCCCGCTCCAGCCTCGACCGTGGTTCCAGCGTCGCCTCGGACGCCGATCTGGAAGCGATGCGTGCCGCGGCGTGGCACCGCCATGGTGTCGCGGCCCTGGCCATCAACGACATCACCGACGCGTGGCTGCGTCAGGCCCTCATCAACGAGGCCACACGGCGCTGGGGGCGCCGCAATGGAGGACATGCCCATGGCCGCTAGGAAAAACCGTCAGAAGGAGCGCGTTGTCCTGGAGGATCTGTCGAAGCCGTCGCAATGGCGGCTGCAGCACGGTGCGTTCGAGCCGCGCAGCTTCGACGCCGACCCGGACACCGGGGTGGTTGTCGGGCATCACCGGGCCGTCGACACGCTCGGGATGATGCTGCGCAACGGCGCCATCGGCCAGGAACTGTACGACACCGGCGTGCTGTTCCGCGCGCTGTTCCGCAAGGCGGCCATCGATCGCGTGATGACGACGACCTTCCTGCGGCTGCCAGGCCAGCGCGTGGATCACCTGTCCGAGACCAACGTGCACGCCAGGATCAAGATTGCGGACGCCATGGATGTGCTGGGCGGCCACTACACCGCGGTCGGCTCCTGTGCCTGGCACGTGCTCGGCTGCGAGACGTCGGTGCGGGAGTGGGCATTGCGGCAGGGCTGGTCGGGCCGGCCGATCGCGCCGCAGAACGCGCAGGGCATGTTGGTGGCGGCCCTCGGCGTGCTCGCGGTCCACTTCGGCTTGTTGTCGCGGCCGCGAGCTGCGTGACTGGAAGAAGGAGGCCAAAGAAAACGCGGCGATAGTAGTATAGCGTAACAACGCGAAAGAATGGCGTATTGAACAGCTGCAAATCACAAGGCTATAATCTGCCCACGGTATAAAGGTCCGCCCGGCACAGGGCGGGCCGAACTATCCGCCTCAGAAGCGTCGATGCGAGGGTTCCTTCGTAGCCCATAGCAATGCGGGGGGCAGGAGCGCGATAGACCCCTAGCGCTAGGTCCCAATTTTGGTTCGCGGTGCGCAAACACCGCCTAGCAGCCCGCGGAACTCCGCTACTTCTGGCCGCGCCGTCTCCCCGCAGTTTGCACTTTCCACAATCCGGATGCCGCCGATGACCCTCCCCTGGATGGCCGCGAAGATTGTGCTGCGTCCGGTCGGCGAGCTGCGTGCGCACGCCGGCAATGCCCGGTTCCACTCGGCCGGCCAGATCGAGCAGATCAAAGCCAGCATGCTGGCGTTCGGGTTCACCAACCCGCTGCTGGTGGATGAGGACGGCGTGCTGATCGCCGGCCACGGCCGACTGGACGCGGCGCAGGCCCTGGGCGTCGCCAAGGTGCCGGTGATCGTGCTGAAGCACCTGTCG